TCACCTTTTTATTTTGCTACCCCCCACCCCAATATTTGCAAAATTTTGAAAACACTGTACACTTTCGTAAACCAAATGCAGGAGCCACAAACCGCTTATGCCAATTATTGCTACGCCAGAAGTTGGGATCCCATTCCCATTTGACACCACACCTGAAGAGATAGAGTCTTTTCGGGAAAAAGCGCATGCCTACTTCAAGACAATCGAAGCCCTCACTAAGCAGGGTTTAGAGATTGATATTACCCAGCAGAACAAAATGGAATCGCACCAGATAATGGCGTCGAAGAAGTTACCCCCTGCAAAAGACCTGACCCCCGGAACCATATTAAATCTTGAAGCCATCCTGACAGAATGGGATCAGGAGGTTTTAGACGTTAACCGCAGGCTGCGTAATTACATAACCAACAAACTTATTACCGAGTCAGTAGACCCAGACCCCAAGCAGCGCATGCGGGCACTAGAGAATCTTGGCAGGATTGGTGCTGTAGGATTGTTCAGCGAGAAGATTGATGTAACAGTTACGCATCGCACCGTAGTTGACATTGAGTCTGAGTTAAGAAAAACCCTTGCTTTGTATGGCGGCCCAGTAGTAGATGTAGAAGCTAAAGACGTGCCTAAAAGTATTGACGACATAGACTTGGACGAAGAACTAGGAAGAGTAGATGGATCCGAAGCTACTGATTGAAGCGGAAAAACTCCTTCCAAACCTACCAGATGCCGCCCAGCAGAAGGTAGGACAGCTTATTGCCGAGGCTAGGAAGGTGGTGACTCGTCAGAAAGCGGCTTCAGATTTCATGGCATACGTTAATTACGTGTGGCCTAGCTTTATTCATGGCAGACATCACGAGAAGATGGCCCGTGCCTTTGAGCGAGTAGCCCGTGGTGAGGTCAAAAGGCTTATTATTAACATGCCGCCTCGTCATACCAAGTCAGAGTTTGCGTCTTACCTGCTCCCAAGTTGGTTCCTGGGAATGTATCCGGGCAAAAAAATCATTCAGACCAGCCACACGGCTGAACTTGCGGTGGGTTTTGGCCGAAAAGTACGTAACTTGGTGGACTCTGATGCCTATAAAGACATATTTCCAGACGTTGCGCTCCAGTCCGACTCTAAAGCGGCTGGTCGCTGGGCTACAAATTACGGCGGTGATTACTTTGCTATCGGTGTCGGGGGCGCTGTTACTGGTAAGGGTGCTGATTTGCTCATTATTGATGACCCTCACTCCGAGCAAGAGGCCGCACTAAGCGAAATTAACCCAGAAATTTACGATAAGACGTACGAGTGGTACACATCTGGTCCTCGTCAGCGTTTGCAACCGGGTGGGGCCATCGTAGTGGTGATGACTAGGTGGTCAAAGAAGGATTTGACGGGTCAAGTACTGAAAGCTGCGGCTCAAAGGTCAGGCGAAGAGTGGGAAGTGATTGATTTCCCTGCAATCCTACCCTCGGGTAAACCCCTATGGCCCCAGTTTTGGTCTTTAACAGAACTTTCTGCACTAAAAGAAGAACTTCCCAACGGAAAGTGGATGGCGCAGTACATGCAGCAGCCCACTTCGGACGTTTCAGCCATTATTAAGCGTGAGTGGTGGCAGATTTGGCCGGAAGATGACCCTCCGTTCTGCGAATTCTTGATTCAGTCATGGGATACGGCGTTTTTAAAGACAGAACGCTCGGACTATTCAGCCTGCACAACGTGGGGTGTGTTCTATAAACCAGATGCTACTGGGATAAATAGGGCAAATATTATTCTGCTCAATGCGTTCAAGTCTCGCATGGAATTTCCAGAGCTAAAGCAGCGGGCAATGCAGGAATACAAAGAGTGGAATCCAGATACCCTGGTGGTTGAGGCAAAAGCGGCAGGAAGTCCCCTTATTTTTGAGCTTCGTGCGATGGGCATACCAGTGCAAGAATTTACGCCGACTAAAGGCAATGACAAGATAGCCCGGTTAAACTCGGTGGCTGACATATTTGCGTCGGGAATGGTGTGGGTTCCAAACACTAGCTGGGCGGAAGAACTTGTGGAAGAGGTTGCAAGTTTTCCATCTGGCGAACACGACGACATGGTGGACTCCATGTCACAAGCACTTATACGTTATAGACGTGGTGGCTTTATTAGGCTAGAGTCCGATGAAGAAGATGAACCACGGCAATTTCGTAAACGCGAGCCGTACTATTAAGGATAGGTATGGCAACACAGAAATTCATGGGTAAGGGCCAGTTGGCCAAACGACTCGCAGCTCAAGTGGGCAACGAGGGTGAAGCCATTGCGATTCTTAAAAAACGTGGCGATATGTCCAAGGCTGGGGTACTTACCAAAAAGGGTAAAGCTCGGGATAATATGACAGCCGAAGAACGTGCAAAAGACCGTGCGGCAAAGAGTAGTGGACGCCCCGCCAAAGATTTCAAGTACACCGCTCGCACTAATAGAGCAACACTCAAAGGGTAAATTATGGCTATTGATAAAGCACTGTACCAAGCACCACAAGGACTTGACTCCCTGATGGAAGAACCAATGCTCGAGATTGAGATGGAGCCTGATATTGAGATAACTGAGTTAGAAGTTGATCTTAATCCTAAAACTTCTAATGGGGATGACTCGTTTGACGACAACCTGGCTGAGTTTTTAGATGAGAGCGTGCTTGAGGAACTTGCCAGTGAGTTGGCCAGTGATTTTGACGATGACATTGGTAGCCGCAAAGATTGGATGCAGACTTATGTAGACGGTCTAGAACTCTTGGGAATGAAGATCGAAGAGCGCACCGAGCCATGGGAAGGCGCTTGTGGTGTGTATCACCCCCTGCTCTCAGAAGCTCTTGTGAAGTTCCAAGCTGAGACCATGATGAGTACGTTCCCTGCGGCTGGGCCAGTTAAGACTCAGATCATTGGTAAAGAAACACCAGAGAAAAAAGCTGCCGCTGTTCGTGTGCAAGATGACATGAACTTTCAGCTTACAGATGTAATGACTGAGTTCCGCCCTGAGCATGAGCGCATGTTGTGGGGCTTGGGTTTGTCTGGCAATGCGTTTAAGAAAGTCTACTTTGACCCGCATTTAGATCGTCAGATTTCTTTGTTTGTACCCGCAGAAGATTTAGTTGTGCCTTATGGTGCAAGTAATTTAGAGACGTCTGAACGTGTTACACACGTCATGCGCAAAACAGAGAACGAGCTACGCCGTTTGCAAGTAGCTGGCTTTTATCGTGACATTGACTTGGGCGATCCAGACAATGTGCTGGATGAAGTAGAGAAGAAAATTGCGGAGAGGATGGGCTTTAGAGCCACGACTGATAGCCGTTACAAACTTCTTGAGATGAGTGTTGACCTTGACTTGCCTGGTTATGAGCACGAAGAAGATGGCAAGCCTACAGGTATCAAACTGCCTTATATCGTGACCGTTGAAAAAGGGTCTAGCAAAGTTTTGGCCGTGCGCCGCAACTGGGAGCCTGATGATGAGACCTATCAAAAACGACAGCACTATGTCCACTACGGATACGTTCCTGGATTTGGCTTCTACTGTTTTGGCCTCATACACCTTATCGGGGCTTTTGCTAAGTCAGGTACTTCTCTTATTCGTCAGCTTGTCGATGCTGGTACTCTAAGTAACTTGCCCGGTGGCTTTAAGGCTCGTGGCCTGCGTGTAAAAGGAGACGATACACCTATCTCTCCTGGTGAGTGGCGTGATGTAGATGTGCCTAGCGGTACGATCCGTGATAACTTATTGCCGCTTCCGTACAAAGAACCTAGCCAAACCTTGATGGCGTTGCTGGGTCAGATCGTTGATGAGGGACGCCGTTTTGCAAACACTGCTGATCTTCAAATCAGTGATATGTCTGCTAACTCTCCCGTGGGTACAACACTGGCTATTCTGGAGCGTACGCTTAAAGTAATGAGTGCTGTGCAAGCACGTATTCACTACTCAATGAAGCAAGAGTTAAAACTCTTAAAAGGCATCATTGCTGATTACACGCCAGAAGATTACGACTACCAGCCTACCGAAGGTTCACGCAAAGCTAAGCGTAGCGACTACGACAACGTGGATGTGATTCCAGTTAGCGATCCTAATGCGTCAACTATGGCGCAAAAGATTGTGCAGTACCAAGCAGTAATGCAGTTGGCACAGCAGTCACCCCAGCTTTACAACATGCCCTTGTTGCATCGTCAGATGCTTGATGTGTTGGGTATTAAAGAAGCGGCCAAGCTTGTGCCGATGGAAGAAGACCAGAAGCCTACCGATCCAGTGTCGGAGAATCAGAATGTGTTGATGATGAAGCCAGTCAAGGCATTCATGTATCAAGATCACCAAGCACACATCATGGTTCACATGTCTGCAATGCAAGATCCAAAGATCATGTCTCTCTTGCAAAACAACCCGATGGCTCAGCAGTTACAAGCTGCAATGATGGCTCACATCAACGAGCACTTAGGCTTTGAGTATCGCAAACAGATTGAGCAACAGTTGGGTATGAGTTTGCCACCTCAGAAGGATGAGTCTGGCGAAGATATCAACATGGATCCAGAAGTTGAGGCGCGTTTGGCTCCCCTGCTGGCACAAGCCGCACAACGTTTGCTGGCTGGCAATCAAGCACAGGCCGCACAACAGCAGGCTCAGCAACAAGCGCAAGATCCGCTGGTTCAGTTGCAACAACAAGAGTTGCAGATCAAGCAAGGCGACTTGCAGCGCAAGGTGACTAAAGATCAGACTGATGCGGCGCTCAAACAAGAGCAGTTGAAGAT